GTGCACAATTTAAAATGGCATCAGGGAATATAGATAGTGGAGTTATAAAATTATATGGCGTTAGTTAAATATAATAATAGATCTATATTAAATGTAACTGCTTTAGGTAGTATAGCAAGTGGTGATATGAATTTAATTACCACGAATACAATATCATCAGGAGTATCATCATCTTCTTTTACTTCAAATATTAATAGTACATATGATACATATTTATTTAAATTAACTAATATACATTGTGCATCAAATGCTGTTGATTTTAGATTCAATGGTTCATCAGATGGTGGAAGTAATTATAACGTTACAAAAACAACAACTTTTTTTAATGCAACTCACCAAGAAGATGGTGGTGGCGGTGCTTTAAGTTATCAAGCTGGAAATGACCTTGCACAATCAACTGCAGGAGCTCAGTTTGCTGTAGCTTTAGGCAATGATGCTGATCAGTCTTTATCAGCAATAGTTTATTTATTTAGTCCAGCGTCAACAACTTTTGTAAAACATTTTATAATAACAAGTAATTCTTGTCATAGTTCAGATAAAACACAAAACCATTTTATAGGTGGATATTTTAATACAACGTCTGCTATAGATGCAATTCAATTTATTCCTGAAACAGGTAATATAGATAGCGGTGTAATAAAAATGTATGGATTGAGTAAATCATAATGAGTATAGTAACTTTAAATAATAGAGCATTGAAAGATGCAACGGCAGTAGGTAGTATAACTGGACTTGGTGATTTAGTTTTTATATCAAGAGCAACTGCTAGTTCATCATCAAGTGTAAGTATTACATCAGGGATTGATAGCACTTACAAAGAATATATATTTATGTTTAATAATATACACGGCTCTGCAGCATCAGATTTTCAAATAAATTTTAGTATAGATGGTGGTAGTAATTACAATGTTACAAAAACTACAACTGCTGTATCAGCATATCACTCTGAAAGTGATGGTACACCTGACGTTTATTATATTGCTTCTCACGATCTAGCACAAAGCACGAGTGCAAAAAAAATTATGGGAACAATATATAATGATAATGATAATAGTGGTTCAGGTTATCTACATCTTTTCGATCCTAGCAATACTACTTTTGTTAAGCATTTTATTTCATCAACTCAAAGAACGGATAATGCAACAAGTAATAATTTTTACACTGCTGGGTATGGGAATACCACAAGCGCCATTAACGCTGTGCAATTTACGATGGCATCAGGAACTATAGATAGTGGAACGATAGATATGTATGGGGTAAAATAGGCTTTTACAACTATATTAAATAGTATATAAACAAACAACCAATAGGAGAAACAAACATGCCAAGATATAAAATGGTCAACGGTGAAAGAATCCAACTAACTGCTGAAGAAGAAGCAGCTAGAGATGCTGAAGAAGCAGCTTGGGAAGCTGGTGCTTTAGGAAGAGCACAAGCTAACTTAAGAGCTAAAAGAAATCAGCTTCTAGCAGAGACAGACTATTATGCTTTATCTGATGTTACTATGTCAGCTGACATGGAAACATACAGACAAGACTTAAGAGACCTGCCTGAAGGAAAAGACACTGTTGAAAAATGTGATAACGTTGTATGGCCAACTAAACCATAGTTAAATGGCTAAACGCAAATCCCTCATAGGCGTTAACAATTTTGTAAAACAAACTAAAAAAAGACGACCTGGGAGACACAATAAAAAATATAATAAACGAGTGCCCAATAGATCAAAATATAGAGGACAAGGAAAATAATAATGGCAACGACATTACCATCGGGTGTAGTACAACCCACACAATCAGAACAAACTAGTAGTAAAAAAGCTGTTAGTTTAATAGATAGTTTATTAAATACACCTACATTAGCTCAAGGTACAAGTATAACACCAACATTACAGAATGTTCAAAGTAATGAACTTTTATCAACACCTGGTGTAACTGGAACTATTGCTGCTGCAACTCCACAAGCTGTAGCACCAACTGCAGCTACTAGTGCCACTGGTACTGCACAACAAGTATCTACTGTAACTCAACCAGGGGCAGCTCAATTTAATGCTGCAACTATTGGTACAGCACCTACTATGACTGCTGCACAAGGAACTGTAACAGCTCCTATGACTGCAGCTCAACAGTCTTTAGCTAGTTTAGATTCTAGAGCAACTGTTCAAGGGCAGTTAGAAAATATATCTCAAGATATAGAAACATCACTACAACAAGGATCACCTTTACCTGCATTTGCTAGAGGAGCTGCTGAAGCTGCAAAAGCAACCATGCAAGCTAGAGGATTAGGTGCTTCTACAATGTTAGCTGAAGCATTAGCAGAGGGTATACTAAGATCATCTATACCTATAGCACAAGCTGATGCAAATACTTATAAACAAGTTATATTTCAAAACTTAGCTAATAACCAGCAAGCTGCTGTTGTAAATGCACAAGCATATCTACAAATGGATATGGCTAATTTATCTAATAATCAGCAAGCTAACTTACAAAATTTACAAGCACAACAACAACAATTATTAACTGATAACGCTGCTAGAAATGCTGCATTACAATTTAATGCAACTAGTCAGAATCAAGTTAATCAGTTTTACAGTAATTTAAATACAAATATTCAAGAACAAAATGCAAGAAGATCTGATGCATTATCACAATTTAATATAGCAGAACAAAATAAAGTTGCTGCTTTAAATGCTAAAAATGCTACAGCTATAGCAGATGCAAATGCTCAAAGACAAGCTGCAATAAATCAATTTAATGCAACATTAGATAATCAAAGAGAAAGATTTAATGTAGAGAATCAAAGAGTTATAGATCAATCAAATGTAACTTGGAGAAGACAAATTAATACAGCTAACACAGCTGCTGTAAATGCTGCTAATCAAACTAACGCACAAAACTTATTAAATTTAAGTAACTTTGCATTATCGTCTATGTGGCAACAATGGAGAGATGAAGCATCTTGGGTTAATCAATCATCACAAAATGAAATGAATAGAAATCATAACTTAGCTGTTGCAGCACTAGAAAGAACTACAGCTTTTGATTTACAAAACTCTGCACAAACTTCTGCATTATATGCTATGTTAGGACAGTTTGGTATGAATATATTTACAAAGTATATACAAAATAAATAGGAGTAATTAATGAGATATAATACAAAACAATTATTTCAAAATGCAGCCCGAGTAGTTGCTAGTGAATTTGGTAATTTATATAGTGAAGGTGAAGAAGTACCTAGAAGAAAGCCAAGAGGACCTTTTGAGGGCACACCTGAAAGAGCATCTAGAAGACCAGGGGCAAAAGATAAATCAATAAAACAACAAATTAAAGAAGCATTTCTAGAAGCTGGGCAAGGTGATTATATGAAAGCATATAATGATACATTAACTACTTTAACAAATGCACAAAGAAATAGACCAAGATTTGCAAATGCTAAAATCTATATGGCTCAATCAAAACCAGGGATGGCAAGAGGAAGTTCATTTGGTGCAATATCAGAAGCTGATCCTGACAAATTAATAAAAGAAAATAGAGTGAGAATGAAAGACTTTGTTATATCAAAGGCATATTTAAAGGCATAGAAATTTATGAAAACAATTGGAGATAATACATTACAACCAGAGTTTGATCCATTTAATACACCAGTACCAGGTCAATCTCTTACAGATGAGCCAGGAAATTATCCTTGGGAACATCCACCTAGAAAAACAGATCCAGAAGTAATATTAGAAGAAATATGGAGATCAATGACAACTCCTGCTGCAGTTGAAGAAATGATATATTTATTAGACTCAGGTGTTCCTGTTGAAGGTATTGCAAGAACAATTGTATTTGCTGGCTTTATGGAAGGTGAGTTTACTCCTGATTTAGGATTTACATTAGCAGAACCTATTATGGAAATGATAACTGCAATAGGTATGAGAGCTGGTATAGATGATTTAAAAATATCATTAGAAGATACAGGTAATAAAGAATTTAAACGTAATATGGTAAAATTAAAGCAAGCTAAAGAAAATAAAGAAATGGAAACTATGGGATTAAAAAAACCTGCAGTAGAAAACAAACCTAAAGCAAAAGGTTTATTAGCTAAACCAGAGGAGAACGAATAATGGCAATACCACCTTTTGTAGTGCCTTTTATAACAGGTGCATTAACAGAGTTACAAGAACAAAAAAAAGTATCTGATGAGATAGCTGGAAGTGTTGTTGATAATGTTTCTAAACATGTTTTAGGTGTTGAGATACCAGCAGAAAAAAAATTAGTTAAAGATCAAGAAAATTTAAAAAATCAATATGCAAGTAGATTTAGTCAAAAAGTTGCTACTGGTATGGATGCAATGGGATTGTTTGAATCAGGGAGTGAAAGAGGTTTATTTGATTCAGTAAGAATAACATTTGGTGATAAATATTCTATTGACGAAATAGCTAAAAAAATTGAAGGAACTAGTGATGAAGATTTTGCTAAACTAGCTTCAGTATCATTTATTGGTGATAGAAAGAAAGCACTAGAGGATAGAGCAGCACACATAGATAAAGTTTTAGGTGACACTGCTAATATTAAAGATTTATTAATTGATAAAAAACCTACGGGTATTGCTAAATTTATTGGTGAACCATTAGGTAGAAAAGATGCAACAACTGCAGAAGCTAGACTAACACAAGAATTAGAAGGGCCAACAGCTCCAGTAACTACAACTGGTGTAGATGCTGCTAGTATATTAGGATTAGATCAAGGAACAGGTAAAGGTTATATGTCACTAGAACCAAATTTAAAAACAAGTGTATTTAATTCAGCTAGCATAGCTTATAATAGATTAGAAAAAAATGCAGCTACTAAAAGATTTAGAAAAAACTTTACTAATGATTACAATCCAGAAATTCATGGTCCTAGTGAAGATATGTATGGTTTAATGAACTATTTTCAAAATTATTATTTACCACAAATTCAAGGTATAGAATATGATGGTCCAAATAAAGTAGGTAAACCATTATCAGCAGAAGAAGTTAGTAACTTAAATAAAGAAGCATCAAAGGGTGCACCTAAAAAGGCAACAGCTAAAGTTAAACCTATAGAAGGTGAAGAGTTTGAATATCAAGGTAAAATATATACTATACCTGAAAGATTTAAAGGACAATCTTTACCTGAAACTGTTAAAAGATCTATTGCTTCACAGCAAGATAAATTTTCATTTACAGGTTTAGACGAAAATAATCCACAAGTTCAATTAGCACAAGATGCTATTAATAGAGCTAGAGCAGCTGGTAATGATGATGCTGTAGAAGCTATTAAAGATCAACTAAGAAAAGATTTAAGAGTAAGTAATCTAGAAGGCTTAATAAAATAATATCATGGCAAACCCATATGATAAATTTTTAAATCCTCAGGATTTACAGGAGCAACCTGTAAAAAAAAATCCATATGATCAATATTTAAATATTGATGAACGTGGAAAATCTGATTTAAAATTATCTAATGAAGATCCTGAAATAGATTTTACTAAACCTTATGAAATAAAAGACGATGTTAATCCCTACGATAGATTTTTAAATAAAGGTGAATTTGGTACAGGCACTGCAGAAGATGTGGCTTTAAGTAAAAAAGTTGCAAATGCTTTTAAACTTGGTTTTTTTGACACAGCTAGAGGTGTTAAACAAATGTCAACTACTGATGAGGAAACATTAGATTCACTAAGGCAACAACAAAAAGAATTATACGAAAGTTTTGAAGGACCAGGTGGATATTTAGTTGCAGCTTCTTATTTTGGTGGTGCACTACTTGATCCTGCAGGTTGGTTAATACCAGTTACTAAAGCTAAAACGTTATATCAAATGGCTAAGTATGGTTTTGTAACTTCAGGTATAGCAGGAGCTTTAGGTTATGTTGATGAAGAAAGTATTTTAGATACAAGATCTAAACAAGCAGCGGCATCAGCAGTTGGCGGAACAGTTATATCTCCGTTAATAGGTGCAGGACTTAGAAAAATAGCAGGTAAAAAAACAGAACTAGGATTACCAGGATTAACTGGTACAAAAGATAAAGATATAAGTATAAAAGCTGCTGCAGATAATAATTTAAATAAAACTTTATTATTTAATGAAGCTGGAAAAGTAAAAAGAGAAGCTGAGTTTAGAAATAAAATTGATATACAAGAAAATAAAACATTAAAAGATTTACCGACAGACAGAGATAAGTTATTATCAGGCCCTAGAAAATTTTATAAACAGTATACAGATTGGTGGGAAAGTAAAATTGGTAGACCATTATATAATAGAATAACTGATGATAAACAATTAATACCTGGTATGACAGGTGCAGAATTTGGAACAGGTGCACTTGCAGGATTATATGGGTATCAAACTCCAGAAGATGATGCACCCATAAGTACAAAATTAGGTAGAATGGGTATAGGATTTTTAGCTGGTGCTGGTGGTCTAAAAGCTACAAAGGGTATTAGTAGAACAGTAAAAGTTAAAAAACAATTTGGTGAAGAATTAGAGGATGAAACAGTTGAAGTTTCAGAATCACTTTATGATTTATTAGGAAGATGGTTTATTGATGGGTATGGTCTACCTAAAAATTATAAACTATTACAAGCTGATGCCCAAGGTCATGGAAATCATATTGCAATGAGATTCATGAGACTAGCTGAAAAAATTAAAAAAAATCTAACAACTGATGAAAGTAAAATTTTATTTAATATGTTAGAGGGTGATAATATTTATAAAGTAAATTCTGAAACATTAACTAATGTATCTAAAGAAGCTAGAGATTTAATTACTGAAGTTGCACAAGAATATGTTGATATGGGTATTTTATCACCTGCAACTTTTGAAAGAAATAAAAATATATATTTAAAAAGAACATATTCAAAATATAAAGATGATCCTAGGCAGTTTGGTGAAGAGCTTAGATTAAGAGGTGCATATCAATTAGTTAGTAAACAAGAATACGAAGATTTTTATAAGAACCAAAAAGCATTTACTACAACATCTTTATTAGAAAAACCTATAAAAGAATTAGAAGATGTGCCAGGACCAAAAGGTAAATTAAAATATTTGTTTGGTGAAGCAGAAGGTAAAAAAGAAGTATTAAAAAATCACAGAGGTTGGGAACTTTTAAATTTAAGTAGTAAACAATACGATAGTCTTAACCCAACAGATACTGTAGAAATAAGATGGGAGTTTACAAAACCTCAAAGAGTTGGTTTAGGTGAAATAGAAGACGCTGCTTTTGCTATAGCAGAAACAGGTAGAGCATTTTCAAGCACATTACCACAATTAAAATTTTATGATAATTTAGCTAATCAAGGTTATACATATTCAAAAGCTGAATATGATGCATTACCACAAGCTGTAAAAGATAAAGTTGTAAAAATGCCAACTACAAAAATTGATAAAAACAATCCAGAATCTAGATTTAGATATGGTAATTTAGCTGGTATGTATGTGCCTGAAGAAATATATAAAGATTTAATATCAGCTACAAGATTTTATAATCAAACATCTAAAGGTGGATATTCTTATTATAGAAAAGCAAATTCTTTGTGGAAAGTTAGTAAAACAGCGTGGAATCCAACTGTACATACAAATAATATAGTAAGTAATTTTGTATTACACGATTTAATTGATGCTGATTTTAAATATTTACCAAGGGCATTTAAAGCATTAATGGGCTATGACCCTAAGAAAGGGGTTGTAAGACAATTATTAGGACCTCCTAAAGAGGATAAACAAATGTCTGAGTTAGTAAATTTAGCTTCAAGAAGTGGTGTATTTGAAGCAGATTTTGTAACTAAAGAATTAGGAAAAGCACAAGACTTAAATATTGCACAACCTTATAAATTTGATGGTGATCC